AATAGCCTCACGTTGTGTGCCTGTTAGGACATCTAACAAGATGTCACTTAAAAAGTCTTGGATAACTTTAGGAGTATCTGAACGTTTTAAGTCTAAGCCCATGGCTTTTACTTTGCCTGGCTTACCATGTGTGTCTAATCTGTTACCTTCCATATCGTAAATCAATACAGCATAACGTTTCTTCTTGATAAACAGGCCTTTGAGTGCTACAAGCTCACGTCCGCCTTTGATCAGTTCACCCTGGCGTCGTGGTGTGTGAAAAGCACGCTCGCAAAAAGCTGGAAAACTTTCATTTACTTGATCTGCGATACTGTCATATAAACCTACTGCTATATCTTTGTTCCATTCCATTTTGCCAGCTTCAACGTCAGCTTTGACCATTGGATAAGCTGAGAAGTAACAGGAGTCTGTATCACCATAGATAATCGCTTCACCTACGTGATCATACTTGCCCGTGATACATTCATTTATGTAGGCATCCATATGTTTAGCAATAGTACGTCCTGTAAGAGTAGTAGATTGTCCAATACGCTTATCAAAGAACCTACAACCAGGGTTAAGAATAGCACCATACAAGCTGTTAAGATTAATCTTTTTAACAAGTTGTCGTTTGTCCCAGAATGCGATATCTTCATCTGTAGTTGATTCCTTTTTCTTGGCCTGCATGTCTTTACGTTCAGCATACCAACGCTCTAGTAATCCTGGGATAACTCCTTTGCGTTCATTACTAAAGATAGTGCCGTTAGCTGAAAGTATCCATGGCTTATTGCTGTCAAATATTAACCGCCAAACATCTGCGGCACTTAAGACATCACTGGCGCCGTTAGCCCAATCAATGGTAATCTCAGTGCCAATCTCACCATTCATGACTGCGGTATATTCTAACGATCCAAACAAACCTTCCCATGCGTCAGCGAATGACGAACCTCCTGTTTGTTTTTCTTTGATATAGTGTTCAGTCATCACAGGACGCAGTTGTCCCACGATAGTTTCCGGACCCATGTTAAGTGCGCGAATGGCTGAGGGATATAGTGAGTTAATGTCAATAGCACCGATGTAGTCGTGCATACCTGCTTTAGGAGTAGCTACATACGCACCCGCCGCCTGTGTGTCAAATTGTTCATCACGGTTACGATTCGGAACAACCATACCCAGTTGATGTGCTTCGTTGATGATAGCCTGTTCAGTAACTGCCACAGCACCCATAGTAGTCTGTAGCAATACCGTATTGTCATGCGCCAACTCATTGGCTAGATCTAAGAAGCGTAATTTAGCATCTAGTTTATGTAATAGTGCTGTATCTTGTCTGTTATATTCGATAAACTTAGGAAAGTCTTTGTTGTATAATTGATCTAGGGTACCTTCATACTGCGTTTTACTTTCACCTAGTTCATATTCAGCAATAGCATCTAGACTATAACTGTGACGCTCTTCGTATGTATATTTGCGATACAGTTGCATATAGTCCATATGCACACGACCAATAAGATCAAATGTTAAGTTAGCCGCACCAAAGCGTTCAAACTCACGCTGTTTAGGGAACTGACCCCACAAACAGAATCTGCGTGTGTCGTCTTTGCTTAAGACACGATTGGTTCTTTGCACCATATATGGAATATCAAAGCCTTCTGAATTCCAACCTGATAATATGTCCGCATCATCGATCAAGTCTAAGAACGTTTTCAACAAGTCTTCTTCACGTTCCATCAAGAAACAGTTGTCATACTGCTTGGCTATCTCTTCTGCTGTTTCCCAACTCATGCTCTTAGGGGGAATCACCATGGTAACTAATTTATCTAGCCAGTCTAGATATACTGATACCGCGGTGATTGGATTAAACGGATCTTCTGGACGACTGAATCCTCTGACAGGATCAAAGTCTACCTCAATGTCAAAGAATGCTGTTTGAAGTTTGGGAGATTTCTGACCTAGATAGTTTTCTTCAAGACAGCGGAACACGGGGTTGATATCACTTTCCCATATCTTCTTACCTGAATTGATCTTAAGTTCTTTGTGGAACTCTTTACCTATGCGTGTTGAGAATCTTGATACTGGGGTATCATAGATAGTGCGGAACTTACCGCGGGGATCATCATAATAAAAAGTATAATTAGCTGGAAACTCTTTATACTCTCTTTGTCCATTTACACGCTCAACGATGTAAATGCGATCTTTTGTTCTATCGAACAATGCGTCTACGTAACTCATCTTTTTCCTTTTTGTGCGACTTATAGCTCACACACACTCTACATGCCCACAGTGGGCGTTTTATTAATTATAACACTAATACTCGATAAAATCCTACGCTGTCGATAATAAAAAGCGTCATAGTAGTCATCAATAAACCAAAACTTCCGCGACTAATACTGGTATACATGCTAATACTTAATGCTACAAATATGATCGGATAAACGATTAACCAATTAGTATAAGGTACTGTTAGGCTAACTGATAATGCGATTACTATGTTTAATAACCAATTAACTACTTCTAGACACAGTCTGATAGGATGACTGTGCCAATCACGCCTTATAAAATTAAATGTTTGGTGCCAATCTATTTTCAAACAGTGCGACCAACTGTTTCTAAGATATCTGTTAGTGTTTCGTGATCAGCGTTGGTTTCAGTTAATTTTGATTTTTGAGCGATCTTGATAGCTTTCTTTAAGATAGCTGGTTTAATTTCTAATTCTTCTGCTACTGCTTTTACAGTATCATTTAGGCCTGCTGATAAATCTTCTACTTCTTGTAATACAGCGATACCTTCGTTGATTAACTGTGTTAATTTGGCTTTTTGTTCGCCTGAAAACATTTTTGACATGTCAATTTTCCTTGATTTAAAATTATATTATACTTGAAGTATTTAACCGTGTCTAGCAGTTTGGTTAATTTATTCTGCACTTGCGTAGGATACGGGTGGCTGTTTGGAATTCTACTGCTAGATCATCAAACAGATCTTCTGGTGGTCTGACCAAATAAGCACGAGTAATGTAGGCCATTTGACCCATATCACTGTAATAGTTAGTGCTAGGCCAACGACTACGACCCCATTCCATGCTGTTGATCAATAGGCATTCATCACCGACTTCTTTAAGAATTGCCTTGCGCTGTGCTGTAGGCTTGTGTGTGCTTTCTAATAGTTTAATGCAGATTGGTTCGGTATTGACTTGAGGTTTATCTAAGAAATGTGCCCACATGTGTACTAGATATGCTTCTACTTCGTGTGCCAAATTAATAGTAAGTTCGCATTCTGCTCTGCGAACTATGTCATAGGATTCTTTAACGTAGAAGTCCCAGTTAGTCACGATCTACCACTTGCGGCATGACCAATAACGGGCTTTGGTCCTTGGTCCTGGATTTGCACAGTTATGACGAGCACGGAATGATTTTCTGCGTGCTGGATTTGATTTCTTGATACGCATGTTAGGGTCGCCAAAGTTTACTTTTTTGACATTACCTGTGCTAGGATCTTTAACATAAACCTTAAATTTCTTAACGTCGCCACGCATAGGCTTACCAAGAGGTACTTTGCGACCACGATATTCTGCTTCATCCAATTGTTCATCTTCGTTATACCACATCTCACCATAGGCTTCATAAAACTCATCGCCTTCGTAGGTTTCTTCTAATATCTTTGATTCTGTTAAGATTTCAGTAATTTTCATTATGTTACAGGTCCTCCTTCGACCCAAGCATCACATGTGCGTTTGGCCGCGCACTTAAATTTAAGGAATTTACAATAACCTAGTTGACCAGCATCTATAGTGTCATGTGGATCGGATCCTGGCTCTGAACCAATACCTTTAGCTATGCAGTCTAACATGTCTTCAGATATGTCGAATGCCGCGCAGTTACCACAACGGTTTTCTTTAACTGAATCTATGTCATCAGTGTTCCATTTGTCTGCTAGTTCTTGCCAATATTCTTCGTTAGGTTCATTTGGATTCAGTGGACCGTAGTGATATTCATCTATGGCTTTCTGGCGATTTTTTAGATTGAGACTGATATCCTGCGTAGCTGGCGGGCAACCTTGCTCTAGTGCTTCAATGATGGTTATCAGATCTCTCATTTTTTACGTCCTCTACGCATATTTATCTGCCACCGAGCTAGTTGTCCTTTACGTCCTGGTGCTTTAGCCGCTTTTTCTAGCTGTGCCATAGTAGCACCCTTAGGTATACCATGGCGTTGGCTATCACCTGGACGACCCGGCCCCTTGCCATCTGCGAAATTTTCAGCAACATACCGTTCTAAGTGTTCAACAACATCACTAGCACGTATGGCCTTTTGATAGTCATCTTGCGAGTCAATATCGTGTAGAGTAAATCCTAGGCGTTTGAGCAAAGGCGCCATACGATGTTCTTCTTCTTCACTGCCAAACGCAAATACTGTATGTGGGACACCTTTATTAAAAACACGAGGATCAGCTTTGTCTAAACTGGGTACTGCCATGCCTAGCTTGTACCAATCATATACATCACTTACGTTAACTAGTGTAGTACCTTTGGGAAATGGTATAGGTTTAGTTGGGTCAGATTCTTCTTGTTCTTCTTCTCCAGGACCTTCTACTGATTCAAATACTATAGGTTTGGATTGTAAATACTGTGGAAACTTACCGTTGAACTCACGCATGATCACACCAGCTTCTGCATTGGCTTCGTCTTCTATGGGCGATCCTGTGCGCCAACTGTCT